TACCGGACGTTGAATCCTGGCAGGTATGACCAGAAATACCAGCCGGTTGACTGTTGAGGTTGTGGCCTGCATTCCTGATCGTTTGCCGTTGCCATCGTTGCGCCGAGTAACGTGATAGCCAATGCTGCCAAGATAATCTGTTTCATAATCCCTCCTGTTAGGTTTCGAGTATGTCAATCCCATGAACCGATTTCATGAGATGCCGCTTGATAATGTAAACCTTGTCCCTGAATCCCTTGCAATCCTCAACAATCGCTTCTCGGATCGGGGCCCCCTGCAAATAAACAAAATCAGCAATATATTTCAACTCCGGTTTCTTCCGTCCATTTATGTAAACACTTGGCGCGAGGACGAAATGTTTTTGTAATGTGAGGTCTGATATTATTCCCGCCTTTTCCAACATCTTTAATCGACAATACCTATCCCCTTCCTTCTCCGAGTCAAACGTAATCCCGTCAATCTCCACCTTCCTGTTGCCATACTTCCCTTTCTTGGTACTCTCCCCTGCCTTCTTCTCCGTTCGAGGCGTGGCTGGCTGATTTGGTGCGTTGGTTGACGATTTCTGTCCCCTGACACTAGCGTTATGTGCGGCGACCTTAGCATCGTCCCAGTCAGCAAACGGATTACCCATTATCCACCCCAAACCTGGCGCGGATGGCGTTAGCAATATCAAGCCCATTCTTGCTGCACGGTTGATACCGTAATCTCCCCTGATCTTCTGCTATTTTCGCACACTCCCGCGCCGTTTCCTTCTTGGCAAGGGCAAGCTCTTTTTCACAAGCAACAAGCTGGCTTTCTGCCGATATAATAAGACGAATTGATTTGGCAATCTCAGCGAGAAGAAGCTTTACTGTGCATTCTTTCGGGTTACAGTGTATATGCTGCCTTTCTATCGTATCCATTGTTGATTTAGGTATCATCTTCTCCCCCTTCTCCGCCAACTTATGCCAATGCGTACCCGCCGGCGGTCCTGCTCTTGCCTGTAGGCGATTACATGGGCGCAATGGGGCGCATCTTCGCATCGGCTGTACCAGCAATATGCCTCGTTGCAAGGTACGTTCATTCCACGCTCCCTGTATAGTCCGGCCGCATTTTTAGCGTATTGAGCATAGCTAAAATATCCCGTTGTCGGTAGGCAGCAGGGGTCGAACCTCCATGCCATGTAAGGCAATACCAGCCACCGCCATTGTAGATAAAACTTTCGGTTCTCCCCGTAGTCCGTTTCAATTCAGCGAGATATTCTTGCTGCCAACCTTTCATTTCCATTTCCCAACTCCCGCAGCACTACTGAAATAATTGAGATTTGGCATGGTAAATATTCCTGGGTTTGGATTATGCCTTGTTAGCCTTATCTCCCTTGAATAAACAATATCGCCGCGTCAATCTCATCCAGTCGCTTCTGATGTTCATCGAAAGAGATGTTGCACATGCACTCATCCATGTTGCGCTGAATCATGCGTATGTGCGCCATCAACCTGTATTTTTCCTCTTTCAAAATTTGAATAGCATGGTCCATTTGTTTTTCCTTTCTATGCCTGCTTATGCCGACACTCTAATCCCGGAGTTCATCATCCATAAATATGCTCGGTCAATGGCCGCTTGCCAGGATGATTGCCAATGCTGATGATCCCATTCCGGTTCCCGGTTTTCATCAAGGGCCGCTTCAAACTCCCGTTCCTCCGCAGAGCACATCAATCTAAACCCGTAAGGTGTTGGTTTGCGGCTACCGGTGAAATATTCGTCAATTTCTATCTCCGTTTCACCGCCGCATTCCGGGCAAGGGATCGGCGTTGAAAAGCACTGGCCGGGGCTAACCAGCGGCTCGACCGGAGCAGTTGACCTCGCCCTTTCTTTCGTAATTTCTGCCCGCTCCTCGCTGTTCATCCCTTTCCCTCCCGGTCAGCCTTGTTGTTATAATTCATTCCCTTTGGCTCTGTTGTCTTTTATACATGTCGCGGGACACTCATAGTAGATATGAGTTACATGGCATCTACAATCATCGTTCCAGCCCTCATCTTCCCTTCTTTGCACAAACTCGCAAGAATCTTTATTAGGTGTGCCATACCAGGCTCTCCCAAAGATTCTGTCAAGTTTACGACAATACCAAACATGGTAAGTATCAATTATTTTGTCGCCTTTATCTGTGTTCATGGAATCTCACCTCGCTTCGTGGCCGCTACTGAATTATAACCCGTCGCGGCACACGGTCTGCGCTCCGCTTGCCGGTGCGCTTGGTCGTTATCCCCCCATAGCCTTAACCCGCTCGTTGGCTGCACGCAAGGCGTCGCGGGTGGTGCGCTTACCGTTTGACCTGGCTGCCTCAACCACTCTCTGCCTGCTCGCCGCCGACTTCCACTGGTAACTATCAATCCGTGGTAAAGAGGGCTTCACTGTCGGCGGGTCCAGCCATACGGTTGAGGCGCAGCAACGGCATATCAATCGACCGGCTACCTCCCCGCACCGTGGGGCCTCGTACGCAAAAGGACCGTGGCATTTGATGCACGACGCGATTCTCATTTCTCCCTCACTTCCCGGAAGCCGGGGCGACTAAATTGCCGATGTGATAGCCCAAATAATTAAGTTCATTACGACTAATCCACAGAAGGTAGCAGGATAAGCCTTGTCATCATTAGGATTTGAGATGATTACCCATGTGTAAAGATATGGAGTCATAAAGGACATTAGCATACAGCCGATTTGGCTTGTTGTGAACATAGGTCACTCCTTGCCATCTGCGATGATGCAAGGGATAGCGATAGCAACCACCACTAAGAAGCAGCAAATGATTGCGGTAATATGTCCTGAGTCCTCAATAAAGGTTTTTATCGGGAGGCTGTCGAGGATGAAATACTTTATCATGGCTAAGAAGGCTGCGACTTTGATCAAGTTCCACATAGTTCACCCCCTCTTAGCCGAAGTGTAGAGTTTCTTGAATACCCAGTAGAAAAGCAACAGTTTCAGGGATGTCGTTATGGGGTTCTTTTCAAATGCTTCGATCTGGGCCTCGATGATCTTCTCAATCTTTTCGATAATTCGTTCCATTTCACTCTCCTTATTTCGCCGGGGCGACCTTGGCTAAGTAATCGTCAATCGCTTCACGCAGGACTTCGGAAACGGTCATGTTTCGTTTCTTCGCTGACCTCTTAATCGCAGCCCGTTGTTTGTCTGGTAAGCAAAACGTCATAGTAAAAACTCTTCGCATATCTTGCCCCTCCTTGATATTGACACTTTATCGAATTAGTAAGCGAATGTCAATAACTATTTTCATCCCTTCCTCATGGGGGGTCAGATGGCCTCTTCAACTTCGTCGGGTTCGGTATCAAAATTGAAGCAATCCTGATCTTTCTGAATCTTACCGGCGGCGTCCACATTCTTAACTGATTGCCGGTAATAGGACGGCTTAAGTTCCGCGCCTATTCCTTTTCTCCCGAGAGACACCGCGCCGAATACTTCTGAACCAACCCCCATGAACGGGGTCAATACCACTTCGCCGGGGTTTGTTCTTAGTACTATCGCCCTTTCAATAACATCTAGTTGGAGGGGATGCACATGCTTTTCATCTTCCGAATCCCGAGCCGCTTCGGATGGTAACACCCGGTCAATCCGTATGTCATCCCAGAACGAAGAGGCATATTGTCTCCATATCCAATGGGAGAATCGATTCTCTGTTTGCTTTCCTTCCCATCCCCTGTATCCAAGGACATCTGAAGGGATTTGACGCTCTCCGGCATAGTTCAACATTCCGATAGGGTGGACAACTGGTACTGGGTTTTCTCCCTTGTTGCGGAATATCAAAAGCTGATCCATCGAGGCAACTCCGCATAAGGTAGAATCCTGGACGAGCGTCATGTGAGCCAAGTTCTTTTGCATGGTACGGTTACGAACCGCAAGGGGCTCTTTCCATATTCCATGGCGGCAAATAAAATCCCATCCGTGCTTTTCATGGAGTCGGATAATATCGCCAGGGAAGTCTGTCAGTCCGTCCCTTCCGCTGTTGCTCTTTGGGGTGTCCATGCAATGAACCGCCGTCATCCTGCCGGGCAACGTCAACCGGGTTATTTCGCTCACCACAAATTCGTAATGTTCAAAGAATTGATCGTAACTATCGCAGTTGGACAGGTCGCGCTCATGGCTGGAATACTGGTATAAGCCGCAAAAGGGCGGGGAGTATAGGGAAAAATGGATTGATTTGTCTGGTATCCCGGCCATAACGGTTATACAATCGCCACAATACAATGCATATTTGTCGGTTATTTTTTGTTCCATGATTTCCATGTTGGCTCCTAATTTATAAGATATATATCTTTCCCTTTTGGCTCTTTATCGTGGCATTTTTTACATAAGGTCATCCCGTTGTCTACATTGAACCTGACTTCGGGAAATGTTGCGAACGGTTTTATATGGTGGGCTTCTATTCTTAAGTAGTTATTTGATTTACTTCGATTACCGCAAGAACGGCAAGTATAATCATCTCGTTCAAAAACCTCTTTGCGCCATACCGACATAGCCTTGCTTCCTCGGATAGATTTATGGATGGAGGTCTTCCCCCCCCTCCAATTTGGGTTTTCTGACCCATTACATACTCTTCGGTTACTTAAATCTTTTGTCTTCCCTCTTTGATAATCGTAATAGCAAGGTTTAGAACAGAATCGGTTGTTCCCTTGTTTGATTTCGTAAGGTTTCCTCCAAAATTGGGTTGCGCATATTTCACATTTAAAATATTCACCCCTTCTTTTGGACTGGCTTCTTTTATGTATATGTTCTGCTGTTTGTTTTCTCATAAGGGATATCATAAACTATTATAAAGGTGATTGCAACAACAATATCCATTATAGCCACTTTGGAACCTCCATTTCTTTATCGAATTTAATCCGGTTCTCAACTGATATTGCATTGTTCATTTGTGCTACAAGCGAAGTAAACATCTTGTCGGCCTGGGCTGCCTTGCGCTGGAGGTTCTTCATTATCCCTTGGCCCCCTTCTGTGGTCACAATATCCACCGTGACGGGGCGTTTCTGGCCGAACCTCCAACACCGTCTAACTCCCTGATAGACTTGTTCAAATGAATGGGTAGGGAAGAAAATAACGTGATTGCAGTGTTGGAAGTTCAATCCCCATGCGCCGATTTTAGGCTTCGTGACTAATACCCGGATTTCACCTTTAACAAACGCCATAAACTTCTCTTCTTTGGCTTCGTCTGAATCTCTGCCGCTGATTTGCCTTGCATCAGGGATGATCTTTTCCAACAAATCTCCTTCGTCGTTCAGGTGGCACCACACCAAGGCCGGTTGACCTGTTTCAACAAGTTCCGCAACCTTGCCGCAACGGGATTCAATAGACCGGCGGCTTTCCTCTCTCTGTTCCCGCAATCCGAAAGCTGGCATTTCAAACAACATACCTTCTGCCAGTTTGTTGGCCCTAACAAGGTGCTCTTGCTGGTTTAAAGGCGGTAATGTGAACTCGTCATCGTTGAACCCAAAATCAGATGGCTTTCTCATTGCGCGTGACCAGGAAGCAACCCACCGCCAGAAAGGTATTTCCGCATGGCCTTTAAGCCGCCATTTTGCCCCGTCCTCATGATTCATAAAGTTCTGACCTTTGTTCCGGTAAGTCATCGGCTTTATAACATTTTGGTCATTCTTAAAAAACTTCATCAGCATGTCGGTATACCCTAGTCCACCAAGGGCTTCGCTGCTTGTACCTAGCTCTGTGAAGTCGTTAGGGGCAGCGGTGGCCGTAGCAAGCAACCGATACGGTAATTTCCTCATGAACTGGGTTATCTCATCCTTCCGCTTGCCGTCAAAGTTTTTGAGGATGGAACTTTCGTCACAGACGCACCCGCCATAATCCCGCCAGTCGAACCGGTGGAGTTGTTCGTAATTGGTCACCGTGATATTCCTGCACGGCTTGCCGTCATGCGACCGTTGCGCGTCTATATCAAACTTCGCAGCTTCCTGTACGGTCTGAAATGACACGGCAAGGGGGGTCAATATCAATACCGGCTTGTTGGTATGTCTCACTACGTTCTCGGCCCAAACAAGCTGCATGGGGGTTTTGCCAAGGCCACAATCGCAGTAAAGTCCTCCCCTCCCGGTGCGAACAGCCCAATCAACAAGATATGATTGAAAATCGTAAAGGAAATCTGGCATAAATGTTGGGGTGAACCCATAATTCCAAGATATTTGAGACTTAGCCTCTATAAAAGATTCGTAGCTATTGTATAAGTGAGAATGTTTTAAGTTCGTCATCGGTCATTTCTCCAAAATGGCAACGTGCGTGGAAGGACTGGTTCGGGAAAACCGCTAAATTGCAGGGGTCGTTATTCTTTTTATTGAGGTCTTTATGGTGGACTATCTCATCTGGTGACAATTCACGCTTTAAATATTCTTCTGCAATCATTCTGTGGATATGCCGACCTTTGAACTTCAAATAGGTCGAATCTTTCATGTCTTTTTGCCGCCAATCATAATAACAATCACGGGAGCAAAATTGATTTTTTGCAACCCCTACGTCTTGTTCTCCAAAGCGGCGGTAAAATGGTGAATCGCATAAATCACAGTACAATATTGAACCATGTCTCTTTGATTTGCCGAGACACTCTTTTGAACAATATTTTCCTCTCCCGTTTTTGGCTTCGCTTTCCAATACTCCAAACGCTTTACCACATATAGCGCATATTGAGTTTATCCTATCTTTCCTAGGGGGCATTGTGTTTACCTCGCTTTAATGAATTGCTAAATACACAATACCACAGTCAAGCTATATGTCAAGATTTTATTTCTCAGTGGGTAGTCCACCATCGCCTGATTAAATAACTTCTCACTATGCTAATCGCTGTAAAGTACAGCCCGATCATGATGTTATCGCGAAACCGCACATGAATATTGAAAAGAGGAAAGACGACAATCTGACTGACAAGGGCCACGCCGTATCCCGCAGCCACATTCACGCATGATTCGTAAAAGCTATGTCTCTTCTTCTGAAGCATCTCCCCTCCCCTTGGCGCGTTGGTTGAAGGTTAAAACAATTCTGGCTGTGACTCTTTACTTTTCTGATCTTCCTGACGCTTCTTTTGCGCTTTACTCATCCCGCTGGATTCATGTTCCATGCAATCGCTTACCC